ATGCAAGCTGGTGCAACAATGCTGACAGGCTTGTCAGGCAACGTGAAGATCCCGAAGAAAACAGCCGCATCATCTGCTGGTTGGATTTCATCTGAGGGTGGCGCATCTGGCGAAAGCGAGCCAACTGTTGGTCAGGTCACTATGGCACCTAAAGTATTGGGTGCGCATACAGACATCACACGCCTTATGATGCAGCAATCATCTTTGGATGTTGAAGCATTGGTGCGTAATGATCTGACAGCTTCTATCGCTCTGGCGATTGATCTGGGTGCATTGGCTGGTTCAGGATCATCTGGTCAGCCAACTGGTGTTCAGAACACATCTGGCATCAACACACCAACCAACTTTGCTGGGGCTAATCCAACATTTGCTGAAGTTGTAGCGATGGAAACTGCGGTAGCAGAAGACAACGCCCTGCAAGGCAACTTGGCTTACATTCTGCCGGCCAGCATGTATGGTGCGTTGAAAACAACTGCAAAAGACGCTGGTTCAGGCCAGTTCGTAGTTGCTCCAGATGGATCAATGAACGGTTACAATGCAATCGTATCAAACCAAGTTACTGCTGGTGATCTGTATTTCGGCAACTTTGCTGACTTGCTGATCGGCATGTATGGTGGTTTGGACATTGTTGTAGATCCATACACTGCGTCTAGCTCAGGCACAGTACGGATTGTTGCACTGCAAACTGTAGACGTAGCTGTACGTCACGCAGTAAGCTTTGCATTCAACAATGACGGTGCATAATAGTGCTAACTTGGGAGGGCCACTTGGCCCTCCTTTCCAATAAGGGGCAAAAGATGAAGTATATTATCCTGAAATCCTGTGTTGCTGCTGGTCAAGCCAGAAAAGCGGGCGATATAGTTGAGTTGGGCGCAGATGAAGCGACTGCGCTAAAGGGATATGGGCGCATTGATAATGCTCCTGCGCCTAAGCCGGTGAAAGCTCCAACTGATCGGGCTGCAAAGCCTAAGGCAACGAGAGCTAAGAAGTGAAGATTACGTTATTAAAAGATGCATCCTGGGGATCGAAACGTGGTAAGGCCAATGCTAGCCACACTGTTGATGATAAGGTCGCTAAGAAGTTAATAGAACGCGGATATGCAAAGCCCTATGTAGAAGAGAAGGCTGACGATAATGGCTCTGCCACTTGCTGATGATCTAACAAATATACTTAATGTTGATGAATTTGCTACCGCAGTGACCTATAACGGTGGCAGCATCAATGGTGTATTTGATAATGAAACAGTGCCAGTGGAAACTGGTGGCTATGTATCAGTGCATGAAGAGCAGCCTAGACTGACATGTAGAACCACTGATTTACCGATCATAGCTTATAATCAACCTATGATTATCAACGCAGTTACTTATTATGTGCGTGCCTGGATCCACGATGGAACTGGCGTGACTGTTATTCAGTTGGAGAAATCATAGTGGCTCACGTTAGGCAACAGATAAGAGAGCGTATTGTGTCTGTGCTTAATTCAGGAGTGACACTTGTAAGCAATAGAGTTTATGGAACTAGGGTTTATTCACTCACTGAAGCAGACTTACCTGCTGTCGTTGTATATGCTGGTTCAGAAACATCTGCACTTCAAACAATGGGGTTGAAAACTTCTGCTCGTGTAGTATCCATTGAAGTTGATGCATATGTAAGAGGCACAAGTAATTTTGATAATGATGTGGACGCAATAGCTGTTCAGATCGAGGAGGCAATAGCCAATGACTTTAACGTCAATGGTCTTGCGAAGTCAGCCGTGTTAGCGAATACTGAGATTAATTTCTCAGGAGAAGCTGAGCAACCTATTGGTTCTGCGAAGCTTACATTTGATGTGCGATATGATACGGCTATTAATGATGTAGAAACGGCCAGATAAGGAGACTTTACTATGGCAACTCACGCGGGTAGCGAAGGAACTGTGAAGGTCGGTTCTGACGCAATTGCAGAAATTCGTTCTTTCAGCTTAGAAGAAACAGCGGATACTCTTGAAGACACTACGATGGGCGACACTGCTCGCACGTATAAATCCTCTTTGACAACATTTACTGGATCAGTTGATGTTTTCTGGGATGAAACAGATACTGCTGGTCAGGGAGCTCTAACTATTGGTGCATCTGTAACGCTAAATGTTTATCCTGAAGGAGATACAGCAGGTGACACATATTACACTGGCTCTGCCATCGTAACAGGTGTTACACGCTCATCATCATTTGATGGACTTGTTGAGGCATCTATTACTGTCCAGGGATCAGGTGCATTAACAGCATCAACGGTGTAAAATATGTCATTAGCTAAACGCATTGCGGCCAAACGCGCAGAACAAGAGCGAGGCTTTTTAGATGTGGAAGAATGGGGCGAGGGGGATCAACCTCTTCGTCTTTATTTCACGACAGTCTCAGCGCGTGATATGGAGCAAATTCAGAGAAAGCACAAAGACTTCATCAATAATCCAACAATGTCTGCTATGATCGATTTGATTATTCGCAAATGTGAAAGTGATGCTGGTGAAAAGGCTTTTACGTTAGAGGACAAGCCCATCTTAATGGGTGAGCCTATAAACCTCATTGCCAAGGTCTTCGGCGCAGTCCTGGAAAGCGTGACTATAGAGGAACACGAAAAAAACTAAGAGGCGATCCTTTTAGATATAATCTGATTGCATTGGCTGAGTTGCTTGGCAAAACCATAGGTGAAATAGAGCAAATCAGTCTTTCAGAATATAATGAATGGATCGCTTTCTTCAGGATAAAAGCGGAGCAAAAAGATAATGGCAGTTGAAAAGCTAACTTTTGAGATGAATGCCGTTGGCAATGCTGTTCCGGCGATGAAGAAGGTACAAGCGCAATTGGGATCGCTTGACCAGACTATGACGCGCACAACCCGTCATATGGCTAATCAAAACAGAGCTATGAAGTCAAGCGCTGGTGGTATGCAGCGTATGACTAGAAATATGGGTAGTCTTGGTTTGCAAGTGCAAGACGTTGCTGTTCAAGCCAGCATGGGCACTGATGCGCTTCGAATATTCTCCATGCAGGGTGGCCAAATACTTAGTATATTTGGGCCTTTGGGTATGATTGCAGGTGCGTTGGCTGGTGTTGGCGCTGCGGTCTTGATGGCAAGTGGTGGGCTAGACAGGTTTCGTGGTGTTTTTTCTGATATAACACCAGCATTGGATAACTTCACAAATACACTTGGCGTCCTATTAATGCAGTTTCAGCCTTTAGTGAGCTTTGTTGGGAATGTTCTCAGGGGTGCATTCAATATGCTTGGAGGCGTTATTGATTTTGTCTCTGACAATTTGGCAGCACTAGCAACTGCGGCTGGTATTTTTGTTTCTATACAGCTTGGCAGCATAGTTTTTAGTGCGGCTAAGAATTTTGTAAAACTAGCAAAAGCTGTCTCCGCTACGCAAATCTTGATGAGTGCATTAAATGCTGTCACAAGACGAAATCCTATTATGCTAATTGCAATTGCTGCTGGAGTTGCAGCAGATCAACTTGGTTTAATCACCAAGGCAATGGATGAGTTAAAGGAGAAATTCCCTGAATTCTTTGATGCTGTCAGTGATGCGGGGAGTGCTACAGCGGCTTTGATGACAGCAAGTTATGAAGCATTAAATGCTGCTCTCACATCAATACCTAGAATTGAGATTGGTGGGGATGCTGAAGATGAATTATCAAAAATAACATCAGCAACGCAAAATGCCATGAGCGCCTTAGATCAGATGAAGTCCAGAGTGAAAAGCCTTACAGATACTATAGAAAACAGCATGGAAAGTGCTTTTATGTCTATTGTTGATGGTACAATGACAGCGAAAGACGCTTTTCGCGCTATGGCGCGTGATATTATTAAAGAGCTTTATAGGATATTTGTGGTTAAACAAATAACTGGATTTATCACAGGAGCAATTACAAGTGCATTCAATCCTGCTTCTGCGGCTGGAACAGGAGGTACGGTTGCGCCTCCAGTAGCGGTCAGGGCAATGGGTGGTCCTGTGTCTGGCGGCAGACCCTACATGGTTGGTGAGCGTGGCCCAGAGCTTATCGTTCCAAGCCGCAACGCTCAAGTCGTGCCAAACAATCAGCTTGGCGGTGGCGGCGTAGTAGTCAACCAAACAATCAACGTCTCCACAGGCGTACAGCAAACTGTACGCGCTGAGATCAAGCAGTTAATGCCACAGATAGCAGACAGCGCTAAGGCTGCTGTAGTAGACGCCAAGCGGCGTGGTGGATCATATGGAAGGGCATTTGCATAATGGCTATCAGTTATCCTTTAGCGCTGCCTACGCATACGGGCATAGCTCAGATTGAACTAAGGGCGACTAACGCAGTTGCTTATAGCAGATCGCCCTTTACCTTCGCGGGTCAGGCTCACGCTTATGCTGGTAAGGCTTGGCAAGCTGATGTCACGTTGCCATCGATGAAGCGCGAAGATGCGGAAAGATGGGTGGCTTGGCTCATTTCGCTGAAGGGTCAGCTTGGCACGTTTTATCTTGGTGATCCAGCGGCCACTACGCCACTGGGTTCAGCGCGTGATACGGATACTGTATTCACAAGCGCTGCCGTATCATCTGGTGGCACTATTACTGTAGACAGCGCGCCTACCAGCCAGACAGACTATCTCAAGGCTGGTGATTACGTTCAGGTGGGCACTGGAAGCGCTAGGCAGTTATTCAAGGTTCTTACAGATGTTGATACAAATAGCTTGGGCGAAGCGAGCATAGATGTATGGCCTGATGTAAGAACCAGCATTGCGGATAATATCTTGATAACCGTTCAAAATACTCAGGGTTTGTTCAGGTTGTCTAGCAACCAGCAAGCGTTTAGCATAAATGAAGCAAGCATATATGGCATCACATTCGGAGCAATGGAGGCAGTATGAGCCGCACAGTTCCCTCAGCGCTACTTACAGCCCTTAGCCAGCCAGAGGTTCAACCTTATTACGCCGTTGACCTTGATTTTGACAGCGCTCCAATACGTCTGTGGACTGGGTACGGTGACAGAACTATATTTGCCAATAGTTATACTGGTGGTGGTAGCCTACTAACTATAAGTGGATTAGAGGAAGCTAGTGACCTATCGGCTAAGAGCATTACCTTGTCTCTATCTGGTGTACCTTCTTCTTTAGTGTCGATAGCCTTGGACGAACCCTATCAGAGGCGTGAGTGTAAGGTTTACTTCGGCACTACAGATACTGCTGACCCTATAGAGGTCTTCAGTGGCCTCATGAATACTATGACTATTGAAGATAGTGGTGAGAGTAGCGTCATAACCTTAACCGTGGAAAGCAAACTGGTTAGGTTAGAAAAAGCCAGCAACCGGAGATACACAGAAGAAAACCATGTTGCACGGCACCCTAACGACGCTTTCTTTTCTTATGTCACAAGCTTGCAGGATAAGGACGTAGTATGGGGCAGAGAGAAAGCCTAAACGGCTACTTGAAGTCAATTAATGACAAACCCTTTGTCTGGGGGCAGCATGATTGCCTAACATTCACCAATGGCGCTTATAAAGCTATGTATGGCTGTGGCTGGGCTGATGACTGGCTTGGTCGTTATATGAAGGGTTCCGTTACCCTGCGCAGAAGCGAGCTAAAGAAAGAATTTGGGTTCTCAAGTTTTACCTCTGCCGTAGATAAGAAGCTACACCGTGTAGACCACATCCCGCCTCTTGGCGCGTTGGTTACAACTAAGGAAGCGCAAAGGTGGATTATAGGTGTGGCTATGGGTATTTGCACAGGCACTAAGGCTGTTTTCTTATCTAAGGAAGGTGTGCTATATTTGCCCCTAGATTACATTCACCAAGCATGGGTTAAACAGATATGAGCAAATACAAGCTAGGTGATTATACGGTAAAAAACTGGAATAGCTGGGATAGAGTTCCTAGAGATCCTTTAACCGTTGGCGTTATGATTACGCAAGGCATTGGCTACAGTGCAGCGGCAGCGGGTATTGCGGCGGGAACTATTGCTGCGGGGTTTGGGACTTACCTTGTAGGCTACCTCGCTACTACTGCAATCACCTCTTGGGCAATGAATGCTCTTGCCCCTAAGCCAGATCGTGGAGCTTTAACATCTGGTCAGATATTATCTAATGCTATTAGTGGAGTAGCAGCCCAAGACTTTGTTTATGGTAGGGTTCGTAAGGGTGGTATCGTTACATTCTTTGAGGCAACTGGTGATGAGAATAAGTACCTACATCAGATCATCGTCTTGGCTGGGCATGAGGTTCATAGTGTAGATGACATCTATATCAACGATCAGATCGCTACATTCAATGGTGACTTTGTTACTACTGCTGGGTCTGGTGATGATGAGGTTGATTGGGATAGCAAGATCCGCATTAAGAAATATGACGGTTCACAGACTACAGCAGATAGTGATTTAGTATCTGAGACAAGTGTAGACAGCAACTTCAAGGGGCTTGGCTTATCTTACCTTTATGTCAGATATGAGTATGACCAAGATGTTTTTGCTAGTGGCGTCCCTACTGTAACTGCTATTGTCAGAGGTAAGAAGGTCTATGACCCACGGACAACAAACACAGCATACAGTAACAACGCCGCATTATGTATTCGTGACTTTCTGACCTCATCTTATGGTTTAGCTGATACAGCTATTGATGATGTCTCCTTTGCCGCTGCTGCTAATGAATGTGATGAAACTATTAACCTTGCTGGCGGTGGCACAGAAAACAGGTATGAGCTTAATGGTATAGTTCAAGCCAATAGACCAGTGGGCGATGTACTGGGTGATATGGTTACAGCTTGCGCTGGTACATTGTTTTGGGGATCAGGTTATTGGAAGCTCAAAGCTGGCGCATATTCTGCACCTGTTAAAACCCTTACGCTTGATGACTTACGCAGCCCAATAAACTTAGACACTCGCATTACTATGCGGGATAACTTTAACAGGGTTAGCGGTACGTTTAACGATGCTGCGCAAAACTGGATCACTGCTGATTACCCGCAACTGACTAGCACAACCAATGCTGGCAGCTTCGTTACTGGCGATGCTTACACAATCACAGAGGTTGGCAACACTAACTTCACTGCTCTAGGTGCTGCTTCTAATACTGTGGGCGTAACCTTTACAGCTACGGGTGCTGGGAGTGGAACAGGTAAAGCAAGTGCATTCTTAGGTCAGGATAATGGCGAAGAAGCTCTACTAGATTTACAGCTACCGTTTACCACTAGCGCATCTGCGGCGCAGCGTCTTGCTAAGCTTACTTTGTTTAGAGGTCGTGAGCAGATGGCCTTCAGCGCTGACTTTGGCCTAGAGGCTTTCAGTGTAGAAGTTGGTGACATCATAGGCTTTACCAATGAGCGTTATGGCTTCTCTGCTAAAGAGTTTGAGGTTATTGGCTGGAAGTTTGCTTCCAATCAAGATGCTGGTGACTTACGCATTACACTGACGCTTAGAGAGACATCAGCAGCCGCCTTTGATTGGAATGCAGAAGAGAATGCTATCACAAGCAATGACACTACGCTGCCTAGTGTATCTGCTGGAACTAACATCCTTGGACTTAGCTTGGCTGATGGTGGCTCTGAGGTTCAAGGTGATGGAACAGTTGAGAATAGTTTAGTCGCAAGCTGGACTGCATCTACTAACTCTTTTGTCAGCTACTATGAAGTTGAGTGGGGTCAAACCAGCAGTGCTAATAGACAGTCGCTGACAACATCAGACAACACTGTAGTTTTAGCTCCCGTCATTGATGGTGTAGAATACACTGTAAGAGTTAGAAGCGTATCAGTTACGGGCTTCAGA